CCGCTTGTTACTTCTACCTTCTCTAGGTAGTCAGCTGCGTTACCTAGCGACGATGCTGTGTTTGATAGCTCAACATATCCGTAACGAGTCATAAACGACACTGTTGGTTCGAATGTTGTTGGATCTAGTACAACGCCTGAGCTCATTAGTGGGATGTATGGGCAATAGAACGCTGCTGCATCTGATTCGCTAGTACCTTTGTAACCTACTAGTACATCGTCGTCTGCTGCATATGTGTTTACATATACTTTCATTGCGCCGTTTAGAGTACCAACCATTTTTGTGTTTGTTGGTGCTTCAAATGTACCTTCAGTTGTACGTGCAAATGCTGAAGTTGTTGCTGACTGTAGAACAGTTAGGATGCCTGGAGAAACAACAGCCCAGTTACCTGCGCCTCTACGTGTTCTCTGTGCAATTCTGTTTGCTGCTCTGTTGACTAGAACTGCTAATGCTGCATGTTCGTCACCAACGAAAGTAGCTGTACCTGATACTGCTGCTTGGTCATATGTGTCTGTACCAGTACCAGCAAGTGTGCTTAGTGAACCTAGTACTTCTTGGTCGATTTCAGCAGTAATTTCTTGTGCAAGTGCTGCCATGATTTCTGCTTCTACGTCGATACCGTGTTGTGACTGAGCATCCTGTGCTGCCTCAAATGTCCAACGTGCTGATAGCTTACGTGTTTTAGCTTCAACAGTCTGCTTTAAGATCTGGATGCTTAGTTGGTTACCAGCTGCACCTTCTAGTGCTGCTGTTGCATCAGCTTTGCCGCTTGTAGCATTACCTGAATATGCTTCAGCAATTTTGAATGGTGAAAGTGCTTCTTCACCTGCTGTTGCACCTGATGCACCTGAACCTACTGTGTCGCTGTAGCGAACACGTAGTGTGTGAATCTGGCCAACTGGTCCAGTCATTGGCTGAACGCCAACCAACTCGTTAGCAATAACGGTTGGCATAACACGTCTGATCACTGGTAGGATCACACGGTTTAGTGTTGCAATGTTACCTGCTGAAGTAGCACCTGCTGAAGCTGTCTCTGAAAGATACTTGCGAGTATTTTCAAGAGTTGTAGCCATCACTGCTTTCTTTGTGCCACCTAGGCCTTCAAGAAGTGCTGCTTTGGTATCATTCCAACGGCTTTCTAATAGTTCTGACATTGGTTTCTCCTTAACTCAATCCAGCAAGGCGCTTTAGATCTACGACATTACTGTCATCGCCTGCTTGTTTAACGTCATTGTTTTCTCTGTTGCCTGTAATTTCTTTTGCCTCTGATAATACCGCCTTCTGCTTTGCTGGACCTTTACCATCGATAACCGCTGGTAGATACTTGTCAAACGCTGCTTGCAGTTTTGTTGTTTGAACTGATTCCAGTAAGTCTGTCATAATGCTTTGCTGATCTTTGCTCAATGGCGCGATCAACTTGCTTATTTTATCATTGCGAGCAATTGACTCGTTGATTGTTTTAACCTCGTTTGCCTTTGCTTCTGCAAGTTTAATTGCTTTAGCCGCTGCTAGTTTTGCTTCACTTAGTTGCTTGTCTTTTGCATCAACTACTTTCAGCATTTTAGCAGTTTCACTCTTTTCATTTAGATAAGAATGTTGATATTCGTTAGCAAATGCTTCGAATAACTTGCGACCAAAATCATTTTTACGTGCTGCTTCAATATCTTCTTTCAGTGCTGTAATTTCTTTTGTAAGTCCTTTTGACACTGTTTCTGATACTAGGGCAGCAGATTTTGTAATAAAGTCTTTTTTGACTCTATCAACATGTGCTTTGCCTTCACGTACTAAGCGTACTTTTGTTTCGGCTAAGTCTTTTTTATCTTCGTAAAACTCTGCAAGTTCTTTTGCTAAAGATTCTACTACAAACTCTTCTAGAGCAACAAACTTGTCAGCCATTGCTTTTTGATCGCTATGTAGTTCTTTTACTTCTTTAGCTAGTTGTTCGTTTACAAAACTTTTTAGAAGGTTAGCATTTTGACGTTGTGCAACAGCAAATTTAGCTTTTGCTTCTGCTAGTTGCTTACGATCGTCTTGGAATTCTGCAATTTCTTCTGCTAGACGCTCAGTAACTAGACTATCAATGGCTTCTACCATTGTAGTTTTGTCATGCTCGTATTTTTTAGCAAATTCTTCACGTAGTTCAGCTGTAACCTGTAAACGGTTCTCTTTAACTTTTGCATTCCATGCTTCTTCAAGTTCTGTACGAACTTCTTCAGATAGTGCTTCATTTTCGAAGAGTGATTTTAATGCTTCCAACATAATTTTCTCCTCGTTATCGGAGCCTGCTTATTATATCTAATAAGCTCTCTTTTAAGTATTTTTGTGCCTTTTTGTCGCCTTGTACTTCCCTTGATGTCTGGAACGCCCTATAACCACCTCGGGTATTCATAAGATGTTCGTATATCGGTGTAGGATAAGCACCAGGTGCGCTCGGTTGAGCAACAACATCAACGGTGATTATCTCAAAATCGCTTACTTCACCTGATCCGTCTTCCATTACGTTGCCGGAACCTCTCGATGAGACGCCTAGTTTAACGCTGCTTTCAAGCATTGTTTTTACTAGTTGTCCCATCGGAGTTGGTAAAATTTTCAACTTGCCGTAACCGTTTGGGCCATCCATCCACATTTCTGTAATCATATGGCTCACACGATCCAAGTTAATGTTAAGTCCATCAGGATGATCTACTTCGCCTAACACTGAGTAGCCACCACTAATTTGTTCATTGAGTGTGGTGACAGCCCTGCCAATCTCGTTAACGGGATAAACACGCTGGTTTGCGTTGCGTACTCCGCCTTGAATGCAAATACCTTTCATA